CCTCCCTATCGACCCTGTGGAGGCGGCGAAGGTGGAGGCCACAAGACGCGGGGCAATGGCGACCTCGGTCAGGGGAAGCCTATCCCGGCTGGACCCCGACGCCACCGAAGAGGACCTGGACGCCGAGGAGGCGAGGATCAAAGATGAGGAGATGAGGGGGCTCTGAGCCCTGCCTCTGATAATGTTACCTAACATATTTATAATGCAAGGGCGCATACATATGAGATAGGAGGTCTAATATTGAAAATAGTTCTTGCATCGATATTGTGTTTGTGTTTTGCGAGCCAAGTTGCACTTGGAGTATCGGATGGTGATCAAGAATGGATAACTCTTGCAACAGTAGCATCCGCGTTTTTGGTCCAAGATATGGAAGATATAACCGCGGCATCTGAATCCTTCGATTTTAATGCATTGAGTGACGGTTTTGCATCATTGTATGGTCATGCAACCGAAGCGAAAAAATTGAATGATGAATCCTCCGTTTCATCTGCATTCAGAACGTCTAAACAAGAATTTGGCTACGCGCTGGATGATTTTGCAAACGCGGGTTTGTACGGCTATATGGGTGTAGATGAGATGGATGCTGACAAGATTACTTTGGCATGCCAGTACGTTACAAGCGGATCAGAGCATTTGACTAAAGCTACGAACGCTCTTCCTCAGTAATTTTTACTCTTTAAAATCCAGGAGCGCCTTCGGTTAGCTTGAGCTTCGCGCTAACTGATCTTTTGTAGAAATTTGTTTTTGATCCTCTTCTCTCTTAGATGGACCTAATTACATTATTTCACAAAAAGGACAAACATTTATATAGTATGCCTTATCTATTATACATATAGGCAAACGAAGGCCGTGAACTTCGGAGATTCAAACCCATGACCGATGATGAAAAGAAATTCACTCAGGCAGATGTGGACCGGATAGTCCAGGAGCGGGTCAACCGCGAGAAGGCGAAATTCGCCGATTATGACGAGATAAAGGCTGAAAATGCCGATCTCAAAGCGAAGCTGGCGGAGCACGAATCCAAGACCCTGGACTCTCTGAAAGCGAAGATCGTCACCGATCTGAAGCTCCCCCCATCCCTGGCGGGACGCCTCCAGGGTACAACCGAGGCGGAGCTGAAAGCCGACGGCGAGAAGCTGCTGAAAGAGATCGGGCCAAAAGAGCCTGTGGGCGGCGCTGGCAATCCGACGGGCGAGGCGAAGAAACCCCTAACCCGTGAGGCCGTGAAGGCCATGAAGCCAGACGAAATCATCGCCAACATGGACCAGATCAAGGCCCAAATGAAAGAGGGCACTTTGAGGTAAGACAGATGGCAATCACGAATTTCATAGGCGAGGTTTGGGCCGCCCAAATCCTCCAGAGTCTCCAGAAGAGCCTTGTATATGGCCAGGCTGGAGTCATAAACATGGATTATGAGGGCGACGTGAAGGGCAAAGGCGACACGGTGAGGATTACCGCCCACGGCCCGATAACGATCGACAACTACAACAAGGTCACCGGGATCGGCGACCCCGAGGAGCTGGACGACGCCAGCACCACGCTGGAGATCACTCAAGCGAAGTACTTCAACTTCAGGATCGAGGACATCGACAAGGCCCAGATGAACGTGAAGCTGATGGAGAGCGCCACCAGAGACGCGGCCTACCAGCTCGCCGACGTCGCCGATCAGTACATAGTCGCCCGGATGGTAGCGGGTGCCGGTAACGCTGTGGGCGCCGACGGGTCCGACAAGATTTTCGACGGCACAACCGACCTTGTAACCGAGGAGCTTCTTGAAGTCAAGGTCAAGCTCGACGAGGCCAACGTCCCCACCGAGGGCCGGTTTGTCGTCGTTCCTCCGTGGGTGGTGAAGTGGCTTCTCCAGGAGGACGCGATCGTCAACCCGACCTGGTCCGGGGTCGAGGGCGTGATGCTGAACGGCGAGATCGCGAAGCTGTTCGGCTTCAGGATCCTTCAGTCCAACAATGTCCCCAACACCGCAGGCGACCACTACAAGGTCGTGGCCGGCGTGGCGAGGGCGACCACCTTCGCCGACTCCGTGAACGAGACCGAGGCTTACAGGCCTGACAAGTTCTTCGCCGACGCCCTTCGGGGCCTTCACTGCTACGGCGCGAAGGTCATCGATCCGAGCTGCCTGTGCGTTCTGACTTGTGCTCCGAGCTGAGGTGGTGAATCATGGGAAGATCTGCAATCACGGTAAACGAATGCGACGGCACCTGGAAAGCTAGGGAAACCCCCGATGCGATCGATGTAGCGAACGACCACCAGATAGCGGCGGCGTCCAACTTCAAGAGGATGATCATCCTCGTCCACATCTCGGCGGGAACGGGAACGGGCGGGGACATCGCCTTGAAGGCGGGAACCGCTCACCCTGCCTTTAGGCGGGGGCTCGGCGACCTGGCGATCGGGGGCAACCTCGTAGCAACCGAGGAGTACGTCATCGGTCCGATCGAGACGGCTCGATACCTCCAGAGTGACGGGACCATCCACCTGGACGTCACCGACACCAGCAACTCCAATCTCGCCGGGACGATCGAAGCTTACGCTCTGCCTTGAAACATCACGCTGGTCAGCGTTAGCCATAGGGGGAAGCCTCAAAGGGCTCGCACCTAGGCCCATTCCATGGGCTTCCCCCACAAAACCACGAAGGGTACGATTCTATGACTGAATATGTCACTTCTGAAGAGATGGACGCCTACGCGGCCGACAGACCCGACTCATCGGCCTGGACCGGCGCCTCTGAGGCGGATCAAGAGGACGCCCTGAAATACTCCTCCTCCCTTGTGGACTCTCTTCTATTCGTGGGCCGGAAGTACGACACCGATCAGGCTCTCCAGTGGCCGAGACTGGTTAAGGTCCGGGGCGTCTGGAGGGTGGAGAGGGACGACGAAGGCGACGTCTGCATCCCTCAAGCGATCAAAGATGCAGTCTGCGAGGAGATCCTGGCGAGACTATCCCCCACAGATGGGAAGAGACACGCCCTCCAGGCCGACGGGGTCAAGTCCTTCAGGCTAGGCGACCTCTCCGAGACCTACGGCGACGATCTACGGGGAGGCGGGATCAAGGGGACCCCGCTCATATCCTGGACGGCTTACAGGCTGCTGGAGCCCTATCTGGCGAAGGGGGCGCGAGCGGGATGAGCCTGATCTCCGGCTACCTCAACCAGACCGCCAGATATTACGCTTCGGGCGAGTTCTACAACGGACCAGCTCTCGCAACCCTCCCCCTGGCCGTGATCGATCTCGGCGTGGATTTTCTAGTCAAGGTTGTGCGAAGCTGGAACTCCGGGGATAGATACGCCGATCTGGTGGGGACCCGCGACGGTAGCCCTGTGAGTGAGCGCCTATCCTTCTCCGGGATGTACGGGACTCTTGAAAAAATAAGCTCTAAATGGTTTGACACCCTGACGGCCGTCACCACGAATATGGGAGGGGACGCCGAGCAATACCTCCGAGTTGTGGGGGTCGACGGCGACGAGAACGAGCTGGGAGCATGGGTCGACTTCCCATGTAGATGGGAAGATAAGACGTCTCATTACCTGAAGGTAACCGACGATCACCACAGCCAGCTTATAGCCCTATCTGATGCGAAGGTGTTTTGCGAGATCCCTCTCGCCGATGGTCATCTCGTCCGGCGTGTCGTCGGTGGGGTCCCCGGAACCATTTATGAGGTTAAAAAGGTCCGACCTGCTGAAGGCCTCGAAGGGAACGAAGAGTATCGTCTATTGCTCCTGGGCGGCGTGGGGGAGTGAGTGACTCGCCAGACCCGGAAGATCGGGGACAAGTGGGCGAGGACGATCTCCGAGGCCTTCCTGAAGTGGCAGAGGGAGGTAGAGATCGACGGCCGAAAGAACATCCCGGCGACGACCTTCGACCCCTCTCCTTTCATCGAGGCCGCATTTTACGAGGGCGGCGAGGCTCAGCTCGAAGAGATCGGGAAGCTTGTGGGGATAGGCGTCAAATTCGATCTACGAAACCCTGAGACAGCGGCCTGGATCATGAAATATGGAGCGGCTGAGGTTAAGTACATCGACGAGACGGCGAAGGCTACTATCAGAGATATCGTCCTCCGGGGCCAGACTGAGGGCCTAACCCCCACAGCTCAGGCGAAGCTGATCAAAGACCATATCGGACTCCTCCCCCGCCAGCTCCGAGCCCTGGAGACCTTCGAGGAGGGGCTTGTGGGGATGAATGAAGCCGCGAAAGCGAAGGCGGTCGAGAAGTACCGCAATAGACTTCTGAGACAGAGAGCGATGACCATATCGCTTACTGAAGGCCACAAGGCAGCCAACGAGGGTTATCGAGCGGCCAACAGGGACGCCGTGAAGCGCGGGATCCTGGACCCCGACGAATGGGAAAGAGAATGGCTCGGGACACCCGACGGCCGGATGTGCCCTATCTGCGCGGGGCTTGTGGGCGCGAGGGCGGATCTTCCCGACGGTCAGTTTGATAGAGGGGGAGGAGGCGGGCCAATTAAGCACCCGAAATGCCGTTGCTGCGAGATCCTGGTCCGGAAGGTCGCATAACTGGTCATCAACACCGCAACAATTCTATTCTCACCATTTTATAAGCACCGTTTCGACCTGTAAAAACCTCCTCTTTGTGGGTGAAATCAGCATCCATCGGGCTGTCTTATGTAAGCTGTCTTATGTAAGGAATCTATATATACCATCCCTTACATAAGACAACCCATGGACGCGGTTAAGGACCCCACAACGGGGAGGTTGTACAAACAAGAGATCTCCCTCTGTGGGAAGGAGCGGTGCAAGAAGTGCGAGCGAGGTGATGGACACGGCCCCTATTGGTATGCCTACTGGTGGGAGGGGGGGAAGACCCGGAAAAAGTACATCGGGAAGACCCTTCCGGCGAGCCTTACACAAGACAACTTACAAAAGACAGAAGTCCTTACACAAGACAGCGAAGAGTCTTATGTAAGACCCTTACCTAAGACAGATACCTTACATAAGACAACGGGCCTTACACAAGACAAAGCCTTACCTAAGACAGCAGGGAAAGGGGCCTTACCTAAGACAGACGAGGGGGTCGTCGAGAGAGCCCTGGAGGTGATCCGGGACTTCCACAGCAGAGGGGTGGAGCCGAGCGTCTCCCAAGTCGCCGAGGTTGTGGGGGGCCATCCTAAGCATTTGGGCCGGTGGCTGAAGGCCGAGGGGCTGGAGGCTCAGAACGTCCGGAGGGGCGGGACGAGGGCGAGGAGGTACACCTTCGACCTGAAGGAGCGAATCGAGGAGCTTCTAAAATAGATGAGAGGCCGAAACACTTTTCGCCTGTTAGGACAGTCTGTCTCCCCGGAGGACCTCAGGGCGGATCATGTTTCTATTTAAATAAACTTTTGGTATCTTTTCCCATGAAGCTTTTACCTACCTCTTTTTAGCCACGATAGGTCCTTTCCTATGACAAGCTCTTCCATAGTAGCATGGTGGGTGTTCTTCATGGGGACTAAGCCTGTTTGGAACCCATGCTTTTTAGCAAGTTCTTTTACTTCATCTGCATTATCATAAGTCATAAGGAAGTCTCCTTTGACCCCTTCACAGATAGTGAAAAGGCGGTCATGATCAATCTCACAATACTTGTAGAGCCTCCTCCCGGCTTTCTTTCCTCCGGCGGTGTAGGGAGGGTCAATGAAAAACACTACGTCTTCTCTCGATGAGAACTCACTTATGACCCCCAAACCGTCTTCGCAACGGATCTCAATCCTATCAGCTACCTGTTGTAGATTTAGGAGCCTCTTCGCCAGGGTTTGGGGATACCACCGGGACCTAATGCCCTTTCCATTCTCCCCAAACCTAAGGAACCCTGATCCTTTGGCTAGGACACCGCCATGGTAGGTACGATTCTTTAGGATGGTTTGGAAGGCCTGATCTCTGATAGTCTCCGGAGGTTTTGAGATCTCTTCAATAACAGTCTCTTTGGTAAGATCAAAGGTGAGAATACGATTTGCCAGCCATTCAGCATCCCCATTAACCACTGATTGCCATACAGCCGCTACATCCTCATCAAGCTCTACCATCACCACAGAAGAGACAAGATCTTCAAATAAGGCTGTAAGGCTGATAATACCTCCACCAGTAAAAGGCTCGATCAACATAATTGGTTTGGGGTCCTTTCGTCTCATCCATTCTCGGAAGGTAGGTACGAACCAGGTTTTGCCCCCTGGATAGCGAAAAGGGCTCCTCTGAGGGACTGAAGCTACATTTACTGGTTTTAAGATAGCATCGTAGGTTAGAGTTGTTTGCCTGGTGGTGTAAGTAGCCATATTCTAAAACACCTGTTCTATGGTCCTATTGTTCGGGGGGCTCTCCAATTGCTCGTCAAGCTTACCCTGTAAAAGCTTGAGGAAGTCCTCAATTCTGCCAGGCGTAGGAGTGGTGATGGTGAATAGTGCAGGCTCAAATTCTGTAAAGACTTCGTTAACCTTCTTAAGAGTATATCTCTGATGTCCAGTAGAATCTTGTGTTAGCTCTAAATCATAGATCAACCATGCAATATTGGCTTCGTCCTTTCCTACGCTCTTCATGGGTGGTAAGGTATCAAAGAACCCCTTACCTAGGGCTACAGCAACCTTCTTTTGCCAGGTATGGAGGATTTCGCCTTTGAAGAGGAGCTGAGGTACAAGCCGTTTACGAGACGAGGAGAGATAATCAGGCCTGGGATAGTTAGGTTCCTGAGACCAATCCATCTCTGCGTGGGCTCTGGGGTCTCTCATGTAGTATTCGAAGGGGTCTCGTACATTTCCTGAGATGTACACAGCTTGAACTTCAAGGGCCCCGAACTCATAGATCCTCCCCGAGTCATCATAGGCTACAAGAACGATGTCGATATTCCCGGCGGATTTGCCATTAGCATCATTCAGCCTTACCTCAGTAAGAGAGCTCCAAGTAGCGCCCTCATCAAAGAAAAATGAGGCGGCATCACCTGTGATAAGCCACTCTTCACGGAATCGGATCGGACAGGTTATCACCGGACTATCGAGGTTATAGATGCTACATACTCCGAGAGGGTTCTTTGCTTTGTCTTTAGTGCAATTAGGGACTTTGTTGTTGAATGGACAAAGCCGTAGGGAGCGATATCTATTTGCTTTATCGGTTTGATCATCTATGAGGTAGCCAAAGACCTCTGCAAGAGGTTGAGTCATCCTTATTAGTATCCTGTGGAGAGTACATAAAAGCTACGTTTTTTGATGGTCTATCGAAAGGTTATACGGATCAGCGATCAATATTTCATATTGTTATCGCTGATTAACCATTTCACTTATTTTACAACCATCGGAACCAAGCTTGTTTACTCGATCGCAGGCCTCCCCACAGAGACTATGGGAATATTGGCGAGCCGTCGCGTGCCATCATGGGTAAATCGATCAAGTTTAGGCTCATCGGAGGGGGGACTCCCAAGACGACGGCGACCGATGGCGGTTTTGCGGGCGAAATTTTGACCACTCGATTGAGGGGTTTTGTGGGGAGTCGCGCCCCCCACAAGTCCCTCACGAGCCTATGACTTTGCTTAAATATAGTCGAAATGTTTATATAAGAACAGATGATAATCATTTGACTATCATGGCACAAACGGCAATGCCGGAAAAGGTCCTCGTGCGTATGCCGAGCGACCTGTACAACGAGGTAGAAAAAGTCGCAGATAGATTCAATATCGGCATCAGCACCGCCATCAGAAAGCTCGTATATTTCGGGCTTGAGGTCGAGAGAGAACGGATCGAGTGGAACGCGCGCGCGGCCACATACAGGGAGCACCCGGAAGCTTGGCACGCCCTATCTGAAGTCGAAAAAGCAAAGATCAGAGCCGAAATGGACGCCTACGTTCGTATTCTAATGCTCGGAGAGAATGCTCAGAATCGCGAGGACAAGGATTTGGATGAATAGGGCGACCTCTACAACCGGAGGAAGCGGAAGGACGGTGGCCACGGGGACCAAAAAATCGGGTACTCAAATTGAGGGTCCGAAAACATCCGAGATCGTGGCCGAGGAAGTCGGAACCTCTCGCGCCACTGTAGAGCGGGCGAACTTTAATTATAATTTTAGGCCATATCGGCCGAAGGGTATATAACTTTCGGGCTCAGAATATGTATGCGGGTCGAGAACCTCCGAATTCTCAGACCTAGGAGACAGAAAATGTCAAAGTATGATGGCATCCCACAAAGGGATAAAACACTGTCCATACATTTGCAACCAGAAGAAAAAGCAATGTATGCGGCAACGGCAGACCGACTAGGTGTACCAACATCGGCTTTTGGTAGACTCTTACTGAGAACTGGCTATAAAGCGATAGCCAGAGACCCAACTCTATTAACCGAGGTCATGGTATGAATGTTAAGAAGAGTTTTGGGTGGTGGCTCCGAACCACCACCGCCGCCGACTATTCACGCGTCACTATTCCCAAGAACCGCCTAGGAGACATTTGGGGCCGAGAACTTAGGATCAGTGATCTAGATGAATTCTAGGTATTCTACCCATAAATACCTATCCGTACCTCAATCAGAGGAAGGATTTAACTTCGCGAATCTTAACCCCCCCGGGGAGGGGTCGAGATGACCTCCGATATCCTGACCGCCGGCGAGATCCTCGAAATAACCCAACGTCCGGGTGATCCAGACATCGGGGTACGCATCAAAGACGAGCTGCGGCTGATCTGCGTCCGCCCAGACGAAAGAACATTTTTCATCATATTCTGGGCACCGACGATGGAGCCAATTAACGATATCATCGATGAACTTCAGTTGCGACGTTGGGCGGGGTTCTGCGTTCCTGTGAACGATGGGAGATATGGAGTCGTCGCTGGCTCATCCTCACGACCGCTAGACATGGAGCACCTTGGTGATATCTACCGGGCGACCGTGGCGACGATCGCCATCGTATTCCAGCCCCCAGAACTCAAGGACGTTTTAGAACGTCTTCAGGAGGGGCGCGAGGTGATGGAGGCCATGGAGACTGAGGCGGCGGAGAAGATCCTCGTGATGAAGAACGCCGGAAGATACCCCCGGGGGCGAGCAGGATGATCGCCCCAGCCCATCACTTTCGCCATGCACATGGCGAAAAAATAAGAGATCTTCGGCCAGAGGGGTGGAGATGAACGCCCCCACAGTCGAAGAATTAACCCGGTTCATCAGGTTCCTAGGTCATGAACGGTTTGCCATCAAGTCGGTGAAGACGGGCGAGAAGGGCGCGCAGGAAGCTCATTTCGACCTCATCAACGCAAACCGGGCCGTCGACTACATCAAGCTGAGGAACGGGAAGCGGCAATTGTGGGTGAACGTCAACCGCCTCAAGAGAGACTCAAAAAAGTTCCACGACTTCGACGACGTCGAAGCCGTCACCAACATTTTTATCGACGTCGACGCGAAAAAACCAGATGATAAGAAGGACTTCGCGGCCACCGAAAGGGAGCGCGGGTTTGCGCTGGCGCAGCTCCCCACAGTCCAGGGATGGTTATCGACGAAGGGCCTCAAGCCGGGGCTCGGCTTCAAGTCCGGGAACGGGGCGGGGCTGCTGCTGCCTATCCCCCCCACCCCACCGACGCCGGAGTTCATAGCGCGGGTGGCGAGCTTCCTGAAGATAGTCAGAAAGGAGGCCGAGGTCGACGTCGACACGACGACCTTCGATCCTCCAAGAGTTTGTGGGATTTTAGGAACCTGGAACTCGAAGTTTGAAGACGAGGCGGAAGGGCGAAAGAATCATCTCCGCGAAGTGATCGGCGAGATCCCACAACGGGATGAGGATGAGAAGCTCCTGGAGTTCATCGAAGGGCTGACACCAGACCCCGACGCCCTGAAGACCTGGGCGGAGAAGTTCAACCAGCCCCCCGCAACTGAGGAAGCCGAGCCGGAGCCGTCGGAGGACGCTGGCGAGATCGACGTCGATGCGATCAAGGCGAAGCTCGACACCCTTTTAGAGGCTGATCCGACCCTCCAGAGCCTTCTGGACTGGACCGACGAGGCGAAGGAACGGCACGACGGGGACCGATCAGACGCCGAGTTTGGGCTTGTGGGGAAGCTCACCGGCGCCGGGTTTACCGATCCAGAAATCAACTGGATCATGACCTACATCTCGCGGATCGGGAAGTGGTCCGAGGAGGGAGAACATTATCAGAGGCTTACCCTCCGGAAGATCCGGGCGAAGGATGCCGAGGAGACCGCCGAGGACGAAGGAGAGGGCGCCGGAGCCACCGACCCGGAACGGCTGAGGTTCAAGGATCTTATGAAGACCGTCACCGACGAGGAGACCGGGAAGAAGAGACGGCAAAGAAGCGTAACGGCGGCGGCAACCTCGATCATAAAGAAGTATGATATCATCTCGACCCCCGACGGTCAGATATGGGTCTACGACGCCCAGGAGGGGATCTGGAAGCCGAACGGTAGGACCCTCGTCGCCGCGGAACTCGATCACGCCGGGAACGACGCAACCAACATCACGTTCACCCGCGAGGTTACGCAAAAGGTCTTCCTCCGAACCCTGGACGAGACCGACGGCGATATCTTCAATCCGGACCCCGACCTATTCCCTGTCGAGAACGGGATCATAGACCTCAGGAAGGGGCTCGACGGCTTCATGCCGCACGATCCGAAGTATAAGCGCACCTGGAAGTCTCCGATCGTCTTCGATCCGAAGGCGAAATGCCCTGAGATCGAGAAGTACCTCGCCTCCAGCCTGGACGAGGCCGGGAGAGAGACTCTCATCGACATCATGGCGGCGAAGCTGTCCGGTTACGTCTTCAACTACTTCTCACCATGGGTGGGGACGGGACGGAACGGTAAGCTGATGGCGGCGGAGATAATCAGAGGGATATGGGGAAGCCCTCTCATAACCGAAGTGGAGGTCTATAAGCTCGCGGAGAGGAGGTTTGATCAGATCGCCCTGAGGGGGAAGAGATGGATCTTCAACTCAGAGACACCCCGAACCGCCACAAAGACCCTATTCGATTGGGCAAAGAAGATCTCCGGCGGGGACATGATAACCGCCGATCAGAAGAACAAGGAGCACGTCCAGTTTAGGACCGACGCCTATTTCGTTTTTGATTGCAACTCCGCCCCAAGGATCGGCGAGTCTACGAGAGCGATCGAGGAGCGGATCGCCCCCATTTTTTGGCCCTATACATTCGTAGACAACCCCGTCGCCCCTGAGGAGAGGAAGGCAGATCGCCACCTCCTGGAGAAGATCACCAAACCAGAGGAGCTCTCAGGATTCTTGAACGTCCTCCTCCTGGAGGCCCCGAGGCTGATCGAGACAAGGATCATCCGGAGAACTGGGACCGGGAAGGAGATCGTCGAGGCCTACAACCTGAAAGCCGACCATCTCGCCATGTTCTGGGACCGAGTAGTAAGCTATTCTCCTGGGAACGTGACACCGTCGACAGTGATGTACAACGGATACAAGCGGCTATGCGAAGCGATCAAAGTCTCACCCGAAACTCTCGTCGGCTTCAATCGATACGGGCAGAGAATTGGCTTCCGGAAGGGCTCGCCCCGCGTCTCAACCGACGACGGAAGGCAGGTACAGGTGAAGGGGTGGTACGACTGCGAGATCGACGAGAGCGAGTTAGAGGACCTCATCGGCCCCAAAGACGACGAGAAAACCGATCCGCCCCAAGACGACGATAAGGGAGACGACGAGAAGAAACAGGAACGGGTTACGGATGTTACCGGCATGTTACCGGTTTTGGAAAACGAAAACCAGCAACATGTTACCGATGTTACCGACATTACCACTTTAGATAACAGTCTAAAGGATATAGAGGATATAGGTAATAGTCCTGTAAATTGTATAAAGGAAGTTGTGGACGAAACCGGTAAAAGCGGTAAAATTGGTAACAAGATAGCGATTCCGACCGGTAACATAGCGGTAACATGCCCCCCAAAAAACGGTAACATCGCCGGCAAAACTTCACCCCGTCCTGTGGGCGAGAAGGCGAAGGACGACGGGGTCTTCGGGAAGAGTCGAGCGTACTATCTCCAAGTCGGTGGAGGCCAGATCCCCACCATCCGGCAACTGATGGATGACATCCCCAGCGAGTGGACAGCGGATAAAGCGAAGATGGCTATCCATCTCCTGGAGGAGAAGGGCGATTCGAGGGGGTTCAATATGCCGCCGGATTGAGTACAAAGAGGACAATCTACAAAACCCTTTTATATAATGATTGTCCTTATTGTACACAATGGCAAAAGGCGGTCCCGTTGGTGATGAAGAGGAGAAGGCGATCCTCGAAGCTCTGAAGGCCGGCCGGGGGGTCCGGGCTGTCGCCGCCGAGTTTGATCGAGCGCCCTCTACCATCTCTTCCGTCGCCACCCGCAACGGTCTGGACGTCGCCGAACATGTTTTGATGAAAAAGCGGGACCTGATGAGGACGTGTTACAACGCCGAGGCTCGCATCAGGCTTGTGGGGGAGCTGCTGGATAAGGCGCGGTCCATGCTGAAGACCTGCGACAGCTCAAGAGACCTTCAGTATCTCGCAACCTCGATAGCGATCGGCATCGATAAGCGGCGGCTCGAAGAGGCGACCGACCCGTCGGCGAGGGGCGGGGAGATCCGTATTTTGTTTGAGAAGATGCAGGCCGGGGAGGTGGAGACGTGAGCTTCCAAGTACCTGTGGGGAAGCAGAGGGACTTCTGTCTCGGCTCCGATGCGAGGGTCAATATCGCCCACGGGGCGGTGAGGTCTGCGAAGACCGTCGGGGCCAACGTCCGATGGCTCCGGGCCGTCCTGGAGGCGCCGGCGGGTGTCAACCTCCTCATGACGGGGAAGACCCTCACCTCCCTGGAGCGCAACGTCCTTCTCCCCATCTCCAGGCTTGTGGGGGCGGGCGACTTCGAATACCGGCGGTCCCTGAAGGTCGCCACCATCTACGGGCGGCATATCCTTTGCGAAGGGGCCAACGACGAGAGCGCCTATACCAAGATCGCCGGCCTCACCCTCGGCGGCGCCTACGTTGACGAGGGGAGCCTCTCCCCGGAGAGCTTCCTTAACATGCTGGTGAGCCGCCTCTCCGAGCCCGGAGCTCAACTCTTCCTCACCACGAACCCCGGCCCCCCCGCTCACTACCTCAAGAAGCGATGGATCGATCGAGAGGAGGAGCTGGACCTCAAAAGCTGGCATTTCACGCTCGAAGATAACCCCTGGCTGGATCCCGTTTACGTCGCCGAGCTCAAGCGCCAGTTTGGCCCCCCGTCCAGCCTCTTCTATCAGAGGTACGTTCTCGGTCTGTGGGTGATGGCCGAGGGGGCGGTCTATCGCAACTTCGACCGGGACCTTCACGTCGTCCCCTCCCTCCCCGACGAGAGGATGGAGGAGATGAGGGTCGCCGTCGATCCTGGGGCAACCCATCCGAGCGCGTTTTTGAAAGCTGTTAGGATCGGCGAGACGTGGTACGTCTTCGGCGAGTATCGGAAGGCCGACAAGTCCCCGGCTGAGGTATCGAAGGACCTTAAGAGGTTCCTCGACGGGATGCACCCCTCATCGATCGACGTCGACCCGGCGGCGAAGGCTCACCGGCTCCAGTTCATCGGCGACGGGATCGAGGGGGTCCAGCAGGCCGATAACGACGTCCTCAACGGCATCCAGCGGGTCATCTCGGCGTTCAATCAAGGATGGCTCAAGCTTGTGGGGCCGGCTACTCCCATGCTCCAGGAGGAGCTGGAGGGTTACAGATGGGATCCGAAGGCGACGGAACGGGGCGAGGACGCCCCCATTAAAGAGGGCGACGACCTCGTCGACGCCCTTCGATACCTGGTTAATAGGATCAGCAAGAGCCGCCGGCTTACTCCTCCGACGGCGAGACGAGAGAGGGGGAGGATCAGATCATGACTTCGACCGTACATACTGACTTAAGCTTCCTCGGACCGGGGCGAAAATGGCCCCCAACAGAGGATAAAGCGCGGCTGGACCGATACGCAACTAACCGCCTCCTCCTGGAGGGAGACCACGATCTCATCTTCACCAGCCTGAATGAGGACGACGCCCCCCGGATCGTCAAGATGAGAGTCAACTGGTTCAAGCGGATCATGACCCTCTTCTCCGACCTGGCTGTGGGGAATCCTCCGGCGATCAGAGCCGACGAGCCGCAGCAGCCCAACCTCGACCGGGTCGTCGAGGGTAACGCTTTCCACCTCACGGTCTACGACCTCTTCTCCGACCTCATAGCCTTCGGCGACGGGGTCATCAAGGTCCGATGGAACGGGGGCCGGGGAGTCATCTCCAGGATCGACCCTCGGCTCTGGTTCCCGGTCGTCGACCCCGACGACGTCGGGACCTTCACGGCTCACGTCCTGGCCTGGGAGATCGTCGAGGGCGACGAGAAGTACGTCAAGGCCGAGATCCACCTCGCCGGAGGGATAGAGCACCGTCTCCTCAAGCTCAACGCCGCCGGCGACGAGATCCTCGGAGCCGTCCCTCTCGCCACGATCGAGAGGTACTCGACCCTGAAGGACTCGGAGGAGACGGGCGTCCCCGGCTTCCTGGTGGTCCCCTTCTCCAACCTGAAGAGCGGCGACGGCGTCTTCGGGCTGGACGACTTCAAGGGCATCACCGACCTTGTGGAGGAGATCGAGCGGCGTCTCATCAAGATCTCCGTGACCCTGGACGTCTTTTCTGACCCCTGGATGGCGGGACCTCCGGGACTGAGGATCAAGGACCCTGTGACGGGCGAGGTGGTTTGGGCTTCCGACGAGAAGTACATCGCCCTTAACGAGGGAGAGAGCCCGCCGGAGATCCTAACCTGGGATGCTCAGATGGGGGCGACGTTCTCCCACATCGAGGAGGTCCTCGGCCAACTGTACGTGATGGCCGAGCTGTCGCCGGCGGCCTTCGGCGAGACGAAGTCCGGGCTCGCCGAGTCGGGATCCGCCCTCAAGAGGCTGATGCTCCCCACCCTGGCGAAGGTCAACCGGCTCCGGCTCCGGATCAAACCGGGGCTTCTCACCGTCCTGGAGACGACCGCCGAGCTCGAGAAGGCTTCCAGGATGCCGGGGGCGACGACCTTCGACAACCTCACTATCGAATGGAGGGAGAACCTCCCCACCGACCCCCTGGAGGCGGCGAAGGTGGAGGCGACGAGACGGGGAGCGAGAGCCACCTCGACGTGGGGGTCCCTATCCAGGCTCGACCCCGACGCCACCGAGAAGGACCTCGAGGCCGAGGAGGCGAGGATCAAGGAGGAGGAGGCCGTCCTCCCCCCCTAATTTATCACAAAAAGGACAAACCTTTAAATACTATACCAGTGAATATAGACAATAAGGCAAACGAAGGCCGCAAACTTCGGAGATTCGAAAATGTCCAGTGATGATGAAAAGAAGTTCACTCAGGCAGACGTGGACCGGATAGTCCAGGAACGGATAGCCCGTGAGAAGGCGAAATACGCCGACTATGACGAGATCAAGGCCGAAAATGAGGACCTGAAGGCCAAGATCGCCGAGAACGAATCCGCCGCCCTGGAAAATCTGAAGCAGAAGGTCGTCGCCGACCTCAAGCTCCCCCCCTCCCTGGCGGGACGTCTCCAGGGCTCGACTGAGGAGGAGCTGAAGGCAGACGGCGCCAAGCTGCTGAAAGAACTAGGTCCCCGCGAGCCTGTGGGTGGTGGGGGGCAACCTCCGGGCGACGTGAAGAAACCGCTAACCCGTGAGGCTGTCAAGAAGATGACCCCCGACCAAATCATCGCTAATATGGACCAGATCAAGGCCCAAATGAAAGAGGGCTCACTGAGGTAAGATAGATGGCAATAACGAATTTCATAGGCGAGGTTTGGGCGGCCCAAATCCTCCAGGCTCTCCAGAAGGCCCTGGTTTACGGACAGGCCGGAGTGATCAACCGGGACTACGAAGGCGACATCAAGGGGAAGGGCGACACGGTGAGGATCACCGCCCACGGCCCGATAACGATCGACAACTACGACAAGAGCACCGGCCTCTCCGATCCTGAGGAGCTGGACGACGCCTCCACCACCCTGGAGATCACTCAGGCCAAATCCTTCAACTTCCGGATCGAGGACGTCGACAAGGCGCAGATGAACGTGAAGCTGATGGA